GGGAAGCAAATGGTCCGGGTCAAACATTTACAAGTAGAGTACGTAAGATTGGTTATAGTTTTGTATATTATAAAGTGAATGAGAAGAAAAAATCACGCAAGCGTTCTGGTAACAAGGAGTATGGTTGGACTTCTACAAAAGGTGAGAATGGTACTAAGAATGCTCTTCTTGGTGATCTTGATGCTGCTATTGATGAATCTCTTCAGACTGATAAAAGATTTCCATTTTTAATAATACATGATATGCAAACGATCAGGGAATTAAGAGATTATATTTTCCTTGGTGATAGAATTGATGTAGGTCTTAGTGCTCAAAGTACTGAAAGTAGTGGTGCACGTTATGCTCATGGTGACAGAGTTATTGCTTCTGCAATGACAATGTTGGCTATGAAGGAACAACCGAAAGCTAAGGTTAAACAAGCACGGAAAGTCCGCAAGGATACCATGTTACATCGAATTCGGGAAAGAAAAAAAGAACTTGTTAGAAAGAAAAATAAAGTAGAGAAGTGGTTATGAGGAATCAAACATGAGCTTACTTAACCAGAGGGATGTCCGTAAGACTTTTACCCAGAGGATCAGGGAAGGAGCGAGAATTTGGAGAAGGGCAGATGAACCTCGTTTGGCTAAGAGAAATAGAATGGTCAGTAGTTGGGTTTCTGGTTATTTTAATCGAGGGACAAATGCTAAAACACATACTATGAATCTTGTGGATAGAGCAATTGGGATTTTAGTGCCTTATTTGTCAATGTCTGATCCGAAGGTACATTGTGAAGCTCGTATTCCAAAATTGAAGCCTTGGGCTTATACAACGCAACTTGCTATGAATCATCTGTTACAGGAAATTAAATTTGCTAAAACGGTGCTACGTCCTTCAATTTTCAATTCTATGTTTGGTGCTGGTATTGTAAAGACTGGTATTATGAAGGAATGGGAGTCAAGCATATATGGGAATAATCTTGATATTGGTCAACCCTATGCTGCTACTGTGGACGATGAAGATTACATAGGGGATATAGCTGCTGATACAAGAGAAGATTTTGATATGGAAGGTAATTATTATGTAATGCCTACCCAACTTGCAAAGGAATTTTTTGGTGTAAAACATGCAGATCATATTTCACCATCCTTCAAACTTTATGGTGACAATAGTATTAAAGATATTGTAAAGACTACGGTGCAAGGTACAGATTATCATACTTTACGATATTGGACAAAGTTGATGGATGTGTATCTTCCAGATGAAGGTATCACAGTAACACTTCTTGCTGATGGTGAGTATTATAAAATATTAAAGACTACTGTATTTGATGGGCCTGAAGATGGTCCCTACGATTTTCTTGGTTATAAATTTTCAATGAAACAGCCAATGCCTATACCCCCGGCATGGGGTTGGATTGATATGGATACGGCAATGAATGTCCTTATCAATAAGATGAGAGCACAGGCCGAGGCTCAGAAAAATATATTAGTATATACTCCTGAAGCTCAACAGGATGCTGATAATATGGCATCAACAATAAATAATGGTACTTGTAAAGTTGATGATATTAACAATGTTAAAGCAATTCAATTAGGTGGTACTAATCCTGAGAATTATGAGTGGGTTAGTTATCTTGAGCAGCAGTTTTCAATACAAGGTGGTAATCTTTATCAGCTTGGTGGAAGAGGATCACAAGCCAATACTCTTGGACAAGAGCAAATGTTAATGACAAACGCATCTCGTATTGTGGATGATATGGTAAATTCAGTATATGATTTTACTCAGAGTGTTATGAAGAAATTCGCTTGGTACATCTGGAATGATCCTATGATTCAAATTCCAACTATAAAGAGAATTGAAGGTGCTGGAAGTGTCGAGGTGATATTTGATAAGTATGCAAGAGAGGGTGACTTCTATGATTTCAACTTTAAGATTCAACCTTATTCAATGCAGAGATTTAATCCTTCTATCCAGAGTCAAAAGTTAATGCAGTTCTTATCCGGTTGGGTTTTACCTGTCATGCCTTTGGCAGCACAACAGGGAGTTAGGGTTAATATTGATGCAGCGACTACTAAGATAGCTGAGTACCTACAATTGGATATTGGCGATATATGGCAAAGTGCGATTCCTGCTGGAGGTAATGATATGGGACCGTACCAGCCTTCACAAGGGTCTGTCCAACAGAAGAAACAATCAAAATTCACCGGGCAAACAGATGATAGATTTGGTTCCAGTGGTGCAAGTAGAACAGGTAATTCATCACAATATGCTAATTCACCAAGGGCTGGTCAATCTTCTGCTCCAAATAAGTAGGAGTAACAATGAAAAAAGTATTTATATCAATGTTAATGGTATTTATTATTGTGTTTGGGTTGCTTCAACTTGGTATGTATGTAAAGAATAACCCAACACAAGTTGAAATGATCCGACTATCAATGCGATCAGTAGTACAAGTTACTCATCCAAGTTATCCCGGTTATCCAGCTTCAGGATTTTATATAGGTAATGATATTGTGGTAACAGCAGGTCATGTAGCTGAAATGGAACCAAATGGTATAATTTTTGAAGACGGTACTGAGTACGAGGTATTGAAAAGTATTGTACATCCAGATTATGATTGTGGTTTTCTTTTACTTCATAGTGTGAAGAAACCCGCTCTTGAATTTGATTCTGTGAAATTAAAACGAGGGGAGAATTTATTTATTTTGGGCAATCCTCTTCAATTGATATTTTGTGTAACAAAAGGAATTGTATCCAGCGTTTCAGCAAATTCTGTTGAATTGTTTGGAAAAGTAATATTGATACAAACAGATGCTGCTGCATTTAATGGGAATAGCGGTTCTTGTGTATTAGATGATGATGGTGAGGTTCAGGGAGTTCTTGTTGGGTACAGAGTACCCGGAATTGAATTTGTTGTTCCTACCGAAGCAATACTTAAAGCATTAAAAGAAGCAAAGTTGGAGATATACTAATGGCCGTTGTTGCACAAGTCAGAATAGGTTTCAAATTGACAAGTCTTGGAAATCTTGAAGAGTGGGCAGAGAAGTATGATGCTGTAACTGTGGCTACTCGGAAATTCAAACAATATCTCGTACAAGCTACAGCAGATGCCGAGGAGGCTTTGTCCTTTGGTGATATAGGTACAGTAACAATGCTTTTTATTAAGTGCATAACAAATGATGTTGATGTTGATTTGAATTATTCTTCCAGCTTCTCAGCAGATTTAACAATACAAGAGGGAGAAATAGCAGTGATACCCTCACCTGTTGGGGTTGTTAGAATAAGAAATAATGATTCAGGAGAGCAGGTAACTTTAGAAATAACAGCGATTGGAACTGCATAAAGGAGATAGAAAAATGAATATATTAGTGCAAGTATATGTTTGGATATGCGTTATTTTTGGTGGTGGATTATTGGCTTGTGGTATAATATATGGTTGTCTCAATGCTTGGTGGAAATTATATCGGATAGTTAAAGGCGTTCCATTGCTTCTAAATAAAGTTAAGGAACTCCAGTTGAAAGGTGGTGGTTAAGATTCCTTTATATTATTATCAATGCCCAGAATGTGGAACAATTATGGAGGATTTTGCTCCAATATCAAAACGAGAAGAATCAGTTCCTTGTTCTGAATGTGGAAAGTCCTCTCCAAGGAGTTATGTTTCATCTATGAGTTCTAAGACTCAGGTAGGGGATAAACCTCGTAAGTCGGTAGCTATGGGTGTTCACCCAAGTCAGATTGAGGAGGCTATGAAAAGATTTCCGGGTAGTAGGTATGATAAGAATGGTCATTTAGAAATTGCAAATAGAGCAGAAAAGAAAGTGAGACTGAAACAAAGAAATTATGTCGAATATTAACAGAGATAAGGAGACAGAAAAATGAATGTAGTACCAACAAAAGATATTATTTTAATAAAAGCACCCAATAAAGAGGATGGTATGATTACATCTGGGGGAATACATCTTCCTCAAAATGCTAAATTACCTAATACAGATAAGGTCGGTATTGTTTATGCAGTTGGGTGTGATGTTAAAAGTGTGAAAGTTGGAGATAAGGTAGTAGTTGATCCACATAATATAGTGGTTGCTGTTATTGATGATGCAATACATATTTTTGCAAAAGATGAAAACATTGTAGCAATACTTTCTAATGAGGAGGCAGAATAATGTTACAGGAATGTGAAGCAGTTATAAAATTTACAATACCAAAAGAGAAAGTAGATTTACTATATGATGTTACTGAGGCACTGAGGAAACTTGGGGTTACTTTTGATACTGGTGGGGGTATAGATGATGATGGAAATCTTTGTTATGATTGGGAATTTGATTGGTCATTAAAAGGTCCAGTTAAGGTTTGTTTCAAAAAAATGAAACATGGAGATTCTAAAATTGGGGCTATTCTTGATGAAAAAGATGATATTAAGGAGATAGAAAATGGTGTATCTTGAGCATGCTTTTAAGGATGGAACAGGTATTCGTATTGTGGATGTTCCTTATCCTGAGTTGAAGCGTGAAGTTCCTACAATACAATTTCGTATTTCTCGGCAGGGTGAGAGAACACGAGTTTTGAAATGTATGTTGTTTGATAAAGAAACTGGAGAAGATTTGTTTGCAGAACTTTTAGAGAATTTGCTTCAGGTTAAATTAAAAGAGATAGGGCATCAGTGCGAAAAATGTAAAAAGTACTTTTTACCAAATAGCCCGGCACAGAGACAATGTGGTGCTTGTAAAATTGGGGCTATTATTGATGATGTGTCAGTTTTTAGTGATGATGGTGAAGATGAAGTTAACGAGGGGGCAGAATAATGTTGGGATTCAATAGAAAGAAAGATAAAGAAGATGATAAAGTCACTGACGAAGTAGTTGATGAGAAGATCGAAGAACAAAAGGAAAGTTCAACTAATGGTCCTGTTCATGCTATGGGAGATGGTGACGTTGTACCGGAGGCTT